GTTTTTGGATTCGTCATAACTTGAATTACCAATTCCGATTGATTCCAAGTCCTCGATCCCAGGTTTATCAGGAAAACGATAAACGCAGGCTTTGCGAGCCTTAGGCCCAAACATTTTGTCGAGACGAATATCCAAATTAGTGGCAACAGGTGCGCCACGGTGCAGATATTCCTTAATGCGCCCGACACACGCGAGTGTTTTGCCTGAACCGAGCTTGCCGGTAACAAAATAAACGGCCATTAGAAATTTAACCGGAATTGAAGGACGCGAGTGTTCCAGTCATAAATCCAACGTGCAGAAACTGCCGTCAGATAAGCGCCAAGGCAAGCCGGGACATTCCCTGGAACGATGGTAGCCATCGCAAGACCAAACTCAGGCGGCAATGCAATACGAATTGCCGTCATCGCGCCATATACAACGGAAAACATAGCGGCAAAAAGAATCATTGAGCCGGTGGCAAAAGCAGCCGTGAGAGCAAACTTTTTGCTGAAGAATTTGACGAAAAAAACAATGAGGCCAGAAAACAGCGCGCCAAGAACAGTGGCGAGCCAAGGAATACCAGCAATAGCTAAAGGTAAAGCCATTTTATTAACTCACTGGAGGGCGCATCAAAACGCCGTAGATTGCAAAAATAGTCGTAATGTAAACGAACCAACTAAACAAATCTTTCATCTTGCCGAGCTTTTCGCAACTAACGGCATAGTTAGTGCCATTGTGCTGGCCTAGTACAAGCTGACCCGTACAACCAGCATTTCCGTTACCAAAAACATCACCAAGCAAACCAGAAGCCTGATCGAGCTTAGAGCGCTCAGTAAATGCACCGTCGCCGGTAGTCATATCGCGCATAAATTCCTTTTGCGGATCATCGAGCTTTTCAAGTTCAGACTCAGAAAACTTAGTTGAATCCTTGAAGTAATTGGTTTGAGGTTCTTCGGTTAACAGCCCCTTAATCTCTAGCCCCTCCTCAGGAAACTTGAGTTGCAACTCAGAGGTGCCGGTAACGTTACCCTCGGCATCTTTATTAACAGCCGTTACGGTGCCCTCCTTTGCGACCTTGCTTTCATCGACGTCAGGCGTATTGGGATCGTCGCGAATAGGGTCTTTGGGCTGGCTGGGGAGCTTCACGCAAGCAAAGCCGCCGCTTGCAGTGTTCCAAGCATGGCATTTATATCGCTTGGAAATTCCCTTGCCAACTCGGCTACAGTCCACGCTTTTGTATTTAGTGTCTCAACTGGCGTAGTGATCGCGTCATAAGCCGCCTGTGCGGATTCGTAGTTACCTGCTTGGATCAATGATTGAAGCGACATAACTACCTCGCATGGGCCAATTGAGACACTGGACAGCGCAATCTACGGTACAAAAACATAATCATAATGGGGGAACGCTCATTTCTACGCCGAGCGTTGCCCAGTCTCGCGGGATTGTGAGCAAACGCCCAAAAATATCGGAATCGGAATCGTTTTGGCAAATCTCAACAGCAACCCGAAAATTATCTACGGTGCCGGTCGGCAAATCGGTTGTAGAGGGTAGTAGGTCGTAATCGTCTTCAATGTTGATTTGCTGTTTGTCGGAGCCGCTGCCGTAGAGATCCAAATATCCAACGAGCGTATCGGTATCGGTTCGGCTTTCAACGATCGCCGCCCATACGCGCGAATAGTGGCCGAGTGACACGAGCCCCGGATTGTCCTCGCTGGCCGAGTTCGTATCGGCTGGGGCCAATAATCTCGCATGGTGGCCGTAGGAGCTGGGTTGCATACTAGCCCCGCTGGCGTTCAATGCCATATTGAAAAGCCCGCTTCCTTCGCTCGGGCTTGCTCCGCCAGTCATGCGAACAAAGGTCATACCATCAATCGCCGCTCGTACGATCTCGCCATTGCTGCAAGATTGCTGCACAACAGCAAAATGATACCAGTGCCGCCGAACGTTGATCGTGTCGCCGTTCCAAGCGTTGATTTCCCAGTTAAGCCGATTTTGGTTCAACCGAAACGGGTAAAGGCGATCCCCCAACCCAACCACGGAAAATCGATCGAGACTTCCGCCCGTGTTGTTCTTGATGAAAATATGCCCGAGCTGTAAACCCTCCCGGATCTCACGCGCAGAGAGATTGCCCGCACCTTGGTCAGCTTCCAAAGCTTTTTTCAAAATGCGGTTGGCATCGCTTGCGGTCGGGTTAAACCGATCACCGCGAACAAATTGACGCGGTAAAGCCATTACCATAACCCCAAACTTGAAAGATTACCGTCTTCAATGACTTTTTCAACGTACGCAAACCGTGGACGTTTGACAACACGACCTGCGGAGGTGTCATCCACTTCGGCGTACACAAACCAAATGAAATCCCATCCCTTTTTGCTGATCGATGAAATGCCGCCCACGGTCAAACCGCTAATATTCGGACTTGCGGCGAATGAATAGGTGACTTGGATTTCGTCTTCGCTGCGGTTTCGCCCACGAGCCCCCAAAAACAACAGCTCGCCCGCCGCAAATTCGGTGCCAATGGCTCCGCTATTTTTTTTGCCGACTAGGCCGCGTACCATAGTTCGCCACGCTTGATCGAGGTCGGCGGCGTCATGTATTTTGGTCAGTGAGAATTGATAAATCGGGAAACCAACGTCGACACCTTCAACCCTGCCATCCTGAACGTTTATCGCTCCCTGAAAATCGGGAGCGGTGCCGCTGGCGGCGTATCGTGTAGTGCCGAGGGATTGGAATATTTTTTGATTTTGTAAGCCGATTTCAAATTCGTATTCACTTTCATCCACCAATAAACGCTTGAGCCGATCGTATTTAACATCGACGTGCCATTCGTTGATACCTACGGCGTTATACGCAAATCGCCTACGTTTTAGCGTTCCAGTCGAGCTTGATAAAGTCGTTGGGGCTTCTGTCTCAACAGCGTCAACGGCATCGTCCGCGTCATCCGTCCCAGTGACAAGATAACGCAAGGTACGCTGATCGGCTCGCGAACCGTCGCGCACACGCTCGCCGGTGCGACTTCCCTCAAAAAGCTCTTTTACTGCAATGGTCATGCCATGCCCCCCGCCCCTACGAGGTCATTCAGCTCTTGAATACCATCGGCGACGTCTTGCGTAGCTTTCAGGATATCTTCTTGAACACTAGAAGCCCCTAGGCCAAAGATAGCGGCGGCGTTGAACGTTCCTGCCGTTTCAGGGCCACCGGATTTCGCATAAGCTCCAAATCCAGCCTCGCGAGCGGCTTTCGCCTGGGCGTCGTTAGCTGCCGCCTGAGACGCGGCTTCACGAGTCTTTTGCATCGTGGCGTTAAGTTCCTGCGTCGCTCGGTCGATTTCGGCCTGGCGTGCCTGGCGGCGAGCCTGAATCGAGTTATCTCCAATCGTGTCGATGGCGTTTTGGCGAAGTGCCCCGCGTTGTTCGAGCCCCTTATTAAGCTCTCCAACCCGCTTGTCTCGCTCCTGCATGGCGTTTGCTGTTGCGTCTTTGACGTTCTTAGCGGCTATCCCTGAGCCAACCGAGCTGGCAATTAAGGCACCTTGAGCAACGTCCGTGAGATCCTTTAGAACGGGAATCATTTCGCCGAGATCTTTAATAAGGCCGCGAACTTTTCCGAGTGCATCTTGGAACGCTGCGGCGACGTCATCGGCGATTTCGTGGGCGATCACCTTCATACCGGCAGCAACGTTTTCAAAAGCAATCAGCATTCCAGTAATCACGTTATCGAAAAAGCCCGCAATGTACTCAAAAGCTGTCACGAACGGCGGTGCTAGGTTCGATATAACCGTATCCCATACGCCCTCTAGGTTTGCTGTGACGGTTACCCAAATTAGTTTTAGCGTTGCCATTGCGTTCTCGTACGAGCCCACAAATTCAAGCACACTCGCGAGCCATTTTCCGAAGCTGGCCGCCTGTTTAGCGACGGCCTCCGCTAACCAGGTCAAAGCGGGAGCCAGGGCCGCTCCAATAACGTTAGCCACTCCCTGGCCTGCCATCATGATTTTATCGAGAGCGTCGTTGAAAGCTCCGGCCTTTGCGGCGGCGTCATCACTTAAACTCACGCCAAGGTCGCGGGCTTCCTGCCGCATTGCTTCGATACCGGCAGAACCATCTTTCATCATCCCCAACAATTGTGTGCCGCTTTTGCCAAAGATTTGCATTGCGTAAGCGGCTTGTTGAGCTGGATCGGTAATGCCTGATAGCTTGTCCGCTATGGCTAAAAACTGATCCTCTGGATTCATCTTCGCAATGGTTTCGCGGTCAAGTCCGAGCTTTTCGAGTATGCCGGTAGCCGAACCACTGACTATGCCTTTTTGCATGGTCCGAATCGCAGGCTCGAGCGCCGACAATTCCGAACCACTCATTTTGGCGGCATAACCGAGTTCAGATAGCGCTTTGACAGATACGCCCGTTCGGGAAGACATATCGGCGATCTGGTCGCTGTAGTCCGCAAACTTTTTGGTAGCGGCAAGAGCTGCCGTGGAAGCGATCGCAAAACCGCCCGCAAGATACTTGCTTGCGGCTAAAACGGGTTGAGCAAAGGATGAAAGAAGTTTAGCCGAGGACTTTAGGGTACGGCGCAGGGGCGAATTGTCGGCGAATATCTCCACCCACGCTCCACCCGCTTTGACGTCTTTACCTGCTGCCATCGGCTAACCTCTCCACACACACGCCCACCAGACAATATCAAACCGCTTCTTCACGCCAAGAAATCAAAACGTCGATATGCGTTGCGGTAGCAAGATCGCTGCCCGTTTTGCCGATTGTGATAGCGGTATTCGCATCGTTTGCCACGAAAGAGGCGCCTGCGGCGAGGATCGTCGCGTTTGTCGCCCCGGCACGCAAAAGGGTGTTTTGAGTCAAACCGGCCACCGCTGCGGCTAATAGCTTGACTCCGCTAGCCGATTGAGTCGCGAGGATGTCAACGGTGGTGGCTGTCGCAGCTCCACCGCCGATTGCGATCAATGCCACGTCGACAAGTTGATACTTGACACCCGCCAAAGCTGGCAAGAGCGTAAAGCCCGCGTTGACCTGAGCGGTTGTGACTCGAATTCGCTTCTGGAAGACAGCGTCCGGTGCCGGTGGAAGCAAATACCCTTTCACTTCCGCATCACCGCTTGCAGCGGCCTTGGTAGAGATCGCCCGACAGACGCCCTTGGTCGAGTCGGTAGTCATTGCACCGCTGCCCGCTGTGCCGTCTGCTGGATCGCCGTCGGCATCCCAATAGAGGCGAGCCCCACGAGAAATAGCAAGCGAGTCAACTTTTGGGAAATTGACAATCCCCATGAAATGTTGGGAACCTGCTTCGCTGGCTCCAAGATCGGTTGCCACCGGGCCAAACAAGCAACCATCCTGCACAATGTCACCGGCAGATTTTGCGGCGGCGGGTGTGTAAGGCACGTTTTCCAACGGTTGGGAAATGCTAGTTTGCATCTTTTTTCTTCCTGTTTTTACGAACGAAATCTTTGAAGTCCGCGTTTACGTTTTCGCCGTCGATTTCGCGGTAAAAATCCTCGGCCTTTAGTGGGCTTGCGCCTCGTTTTCGGTTGACGTTGTAAATCATCGCGGCGATTTGTCCGGCTCGGCCCCATTCCGCCGCTCGCCGTCCTCGCACCATCCAATCAATTTCACGCCAAGTAAGTTCGTCCCCTTCTATACCTAGCTCACCTAGGATGCGGTGGAGTCGCTCATAATTTCTTGAACTGCTGCCGTTAGTTTGGTTTCTATCGTTCGATTCATGTTCGCTACCAGAGCGGCTAACAGCTCGCCCCGCCCGGTGCGATCTTGGAAAAAATCAATCATTTCCTCAAGCAACATAGCCCGAAGATTGGCGATTCTTTCCCCGTACAAATCTTCTTCTAACTCTTCGAGCGGAAGACCGTTGTTTGCGATTGCGTGAACGATCTCAGCCAGCCGCGTTGGGCTTCGGTACACCTCATCCAACCACGTTTCGGGGTTGGCAAGATCAACAATATCTTTGCATCGTCTAAGCGTTGCTACGGTAACTCGAATCGTCCACGATCGAGACTTGTTATCCACGTACGTTTTCATTAGGGCGCTGTACCCTCTGCCCAATCGGTAGCGTTATCGCTTGGACCTGGCACCCAAACGCAATCTACGGTCACCATTCCTTCAAGATCCTGGGTTTCATTCCAAGATAGGCAAACGCAATCGGCGCGGTATCCGTCCGATGACGCGCTTGTGCGTGATCCATCTAGGACTAGCAACTCCGTCACAGTTTTGCCTTGGTGAGCGGTTTCAAGCGCTGCGAAGGCGGTATCGTCTTTGTCCTTTTTCATCGTGATAGGGAATCGCAACCGAGTAATGGCCACGCCAGTTTGACTAAATCCTCCTCCTCCGCGAGTGGTTGCGTCGAATTCCGAATGTTCCACTTCAATCGAAGCGTTGATAACGGCCTCAAGTTCGGTATATGTCGGCGAAGCCCATGACCCGCCCGTCCGAACGTACACTTTGCAATCAACTGCTTTAATCGTTCCCATGTTTGCTTGCCTTTACTTAAAAGCATCTTCCCAAAGTTTGGGAAGGTTGCCTGTTTCTTTTTCTAGGGCCGGTCCCATGAACGGCCTTGGTTCGTAACGGGCTTGGGTCGCCCTGCGGCCCTGGCCGCGACTGAATAGCGTGCGTTCGGTCGTTCCGCCATGTTCGAGCACCTTGGGCGCGTCGTCGGCTCCCACAAGTTTCACTGGCCCGATCACGACACTTTCCGCTTCGCGATCGACTACAAAGAACAAAAAGCGTTTAAGCTGTCCCTCTCTCGATTTTGGTGGCTTCCCTGGCAATGACACCGGCCCGCCTTTTCTCATGCTGCGGCGAGCGGTTCGCTGGACAAATGCCCCGGCTCGCTTTAACGCCTTAGCTGTGTGACTTTGCATTTTCGACAGAACTTTTTGCTCCGCGAAAATGGCTTTGGCTTGCTTGAGCGAGACATTGAGCACGACTACTCTCCAAATCAGCTTCGATTCGTTTGGTTCGTTCGTTGATTTCTTTCGTTTCAGCGCCTAAATCGCGTAAACAACCGGCCAAGGAGGCGAGCGACTGGCCGACGTCGTTCATATGCTTGAGAGCGCCATCGCGGAGCGGAATTAAAAACGATGTTCCGATCCACGCGATAGCTCTCCAGCTCGCCCATAGGAACAACAGTAACAGGGCGACGGCTAACCCTTGGTTGATTAACCACGATAGTTGGGGCACTGATTCGGTTGCATTGTCCACTGGCGCAGTCTCCTTGACCAAAACGTCCGTAGTCCCCGGATTGCATACAAACCACAAGCATTAACGCGGGAATCATTGGATGACACTATCCTTTGTGAAATCGACGCTACGTGGCTTGACGTCAACCATATCTGACAAGCCCACAAACGTCGTAAACCTATGATCTAACATTTGACGAACTGCGCGAGGAGCGACAAAAGCTCGGCCATTGATGCCCCAGCGACGGTTCCACGAATTATCAAGGATGTAAACGAAACCTTCCGGCGTTTCGATTTGTACTTCCTCGCATGGCAAATACCCAGTAAATGCGATCGCATGACCGCCACCACCCGGGCGAAAATCCATGATTGCCCCCTTGGAGTTCGGCGTCATAGCGTTACCCCAGGCAATACCGAGCTCGACAAAGCCGGCGCCGGAACCAAGCCACTGCTTTACTTCCGGTTCCTCTTCGATAAATTTCGTGGTTTTTACTCGAAACGCCTTGGCCTCTTCCCAAGCGCTTGCCGGAATGGAGTTGTGACCTCCACGCGGATATCGCACCGGGTTGGGATACGGAAGCACACTTTCGGGACACAGTCCAAACCCCGTGGAAAGTTTGGCTCCGCCGTGCAGCGTGCTTCCGCTATCGCCCATGATGCCATCGATCTTTTGCGAACCAAGGTACGCAAACAATCGAGAAAGCTGTGTTTTGGTGCCGCGTGTCGCGATGTAGTAGCAACCCTCGACGCAAGTGCTCAAAGCGTGACCTTGGCAAGATCCCATCGAGCCTTGATCCTCGATTTGAAGCACGTCCCGAAAATCGACTTTTTTCGGAAGCTCATCATCTGCCATCACCTTAAACAGGCCGGGAGGGCTCATTTCCATGAGTTCCTCGCGCTTTTCAAGTTCGATCGGATATCCGGTAAAACCTTCCATCACTTCGCCCCCTCCAAGCCCGCTGCAAGCTCTTCGAGAACTGCCGCATCTTTGGCGTACAATTCCCCGTTGGGTAAACGTTTTTCGAGTAGAACTCCAATAGGTTCCGCCGCAACCTTGCGGGCCGTTTCAGTGCGGACCTGCAAGTGTTCTAGCAATTCCTCATCGGAAATAATCTTTTCCGTTTTCACTAGGTGAGCCGCATCGCGAAACACAGCTGAAAGCTCGCGGCGATAGCTTTCGATGAACTCGGCGCCAACCTTTCCCCCTTCACTCGTAATGGAGGGCTTTGGCGGAGTACCTGAGCAATCGATCGAGCATATTGGCAACACGATGCCGAGCACGACGCAAAACCAGATTGGGAGGGGGTCGGGTGACTTGCTCATGATACTTCTTGGTTACCCTCGAACAATCGATCGATCACACGTTCGAGCAAACGCTCGATTGCGTCATCGACTAAGCCCTCGACGAAAAACGGAACGCCTGGAATATCGAGCGGTTTCACGTAGCTCGCGTAAAAATCCATGACGAGCTTTTTGACTTCATCCTTTGGCAGATGACCGATCAGCCCTTGCCAACCGCCTAAAAGCTCTAGGAGCTTTTGAACGATAGCAAGCCGTCCAACAAGCTGGCCCGGCTCGACGTTGGCCGTCACAAGCAGCGTTGTTTCAAGTTCATGTTGCAGCGAATCTAAATCTTTCATCTCTAACGTTCCTCCACGGTAAAACGCAAAATCCCGGCGTACATGCTTTGATTACGCCACCGCTCCGGGTCGGCTGGCGTAAGTATTTCACAAGCGGCCACAAACCAACCATCAAGTACCAGGGCCAACGACTCACGGCCAATTTGCTCTAAGCAATCAAGGTAAAACTCGGCAAGTCGCTCGCGTTCATCTCCATCCTCATTGAGCGGGGCAACAATCGCCACGTCGATCAGAGGATTGGTTTTAATCGTTGCTCTCGTCTCTCGAATCATTGCTGCAGAAGCGTAGGTGATATAAATCTCAACGCTCTGCAAATCCTCCCGCTTGACCTTGGGCACGCTTTGCGTTTTGACTTGCGGCGTTCCGAGTCGTTGCAGCGCGGAAAGCTGCCCGATTTGGTATGCAAGTTCGTTGCGAGCCTCAATAATCTTCGCGGTCAACTAATCTTCCTTATGGTGGTATGGATTCGCCATTTTTTGTTGCGGCGATCCATGTACCGGCAACATGGTTCGTTCCCTAGGTCAGTCACTTGGTATTCGACGATCCGATCTCCACTCGAATCGATAATCGAGTGGCCGATCTCTGGCGTAATTGTCTCGCCATCGATCACAATGTCATCCACGTCAATCAACCAATCGACCACGCGACCTTCGACAATGGCTCCATCGCCGTTATCGTTTTCGGTTCGCGTTTGGCCCATTGTAGCTTGGGTGATCGTCACCGATTCACCCATAGCCCAATAGGTCACTTCCCTGCTTTCGTGCGTTTTGAGTTCGGCGTTAAGCCACTCAAAAGCGTCGTCCATTAAGCTCATTGGCTTATGCTTCGCCCTTCATCTTGACACCGCCGCGGTACTCCTGCTTGGCAACGCCGAAGTCGAACACGCCACGCATTCCGATGCCGAGCATATCGGAAGGAAGCTCGACGGCTTCGATGGTTGGCGTTTGAACGCCAAACAAAAACGCGACCTGAATTACCGGCACGTCAAGCGGGTTGCAGAGCAAGTACCACGCCTTTGCGCTGTAGCCGGTAATCGAGCTATCTTGCAAGTAAGCGGAGCTGACGGGCTGCAAAATTCCCGCGAACGGATTTGCTGTGGTGTAAACGGTATTCGCGGTTGTGTTGCGAATTTCAGTATCACGGCAGAAGCCTTGACCTTTGACCATCAAAGCCGCTGGCGTGAGCAAAATTGAAGGAACGTTGCCCATCAATTTTCCGTCGGGATCTTTGATCGTGCGGAGCAATGTATCTGCCAGCGTCAACGAATCAATGCTCAGAGCCGTATCTGCGCCGTCATCGTAGTTTTCTCGCGCTGAGGTAAAGAACGTCGAATTATCCATGAACGCGGCCCAAAACACGCTATTGAGTTTTAGGGCACCACCGCGACCAATTCGCGTTCGCAGTCGGTTAAACGCTCCTAGGTCGTCGTTAATGATATCGCGACGATCGATGCCAAGAAACTTGGCATAACTCTTCGCTTGGTTGGTGTAACTTTCTTCGCCTAACGTTCCGTGTTGAATCTTTTGACCTTTACCAAGTTCCTCGTATTCGAGATCCCCAGTTAAGGAATACGAAGTCATGGTTTTGAAATCGTTCACGCTCACGATCTCGGTGATTTGACGCCAAGCCGATTCCACGGCGTTGAAGCCGTCGCGAATCATTTTGTTCGCCACGTTAGAGAGAATGCCCGACAAATCATAAGTCGAAATGCCAGCCGCTTGAATCGGTGCAAACGCACACTTCAGCAATCCCGGTACATCTCGATTGCTTTCACCCTGCCAGCCATTGCGACGGGCAAAGATGCGCAAAACTTCAGTGAGGCTAATTCCGTGGCGGTAGTGCCGGTCGGTAGCTTCCAAAACTTGTACCGAAAATTCGCGTTCTGCTTGAACAGTGTGATTGTTCATGCTGCGAATCATGGCGCATTCGATCACGTCTTGCGAAATCTCGCTTTGGCGGCCTGGCTTGACATGAACGGTTGCCCCGCGAGTTGCCCGCAATAGCGACAATTCAAACGCTTCCTTGGAAACGTTGCTGGCGATCGCGGCTTCGCTTGCTGCTTGAACGGTCGAAACGTCCGCTCCATCGTTGATAGCTCGCTGAGCAATCAACGCGATGTCGTTGCGGTATTGTTCCTTGAGGCGAGCCGCTGCGAAGACGGCTTCGAGCGGATCGACGCTAGCCTTAACGGTCGAGGTTTGGGTTTCGGTGTTTTGTTCGTTTGTAGCCGTCATGACTCTCTCCGATGATGCGGCTACTGCCGCCGTTGTTGTTTTGTCTGCCCCCAAGGGCAAAACCGAAGTTTCAAATAGTTCCCCGCCTCGAACGACGTTAATCGGCCCGGCGAAGGTTTGGCCGTTTACGTTGACTGTGTCTTTTTCGCTAATAAACGTTGGAGCTGCGGTAACGTCGACGCCCACGCTAGCTTGCCACGGAAAGCCATTTTTTCCCAGACGGACGATTTCGCTTGCGTCGGGTGTATCGCTCGAAACAACCGCTTCAATATCAATGGCGTTTGCCGATATGGTCGGCGTGCCATGACCAACAATTCGATCCGTCGAATGCGATCGCAAAATCGGTATCGTTGCGTTTGCTTTGAGCGTTGCCAAATCAATGACGACGGGATAGCGGTATCCGCTTACTCGCATGGCTCCGCCGTTGTAGGCTCGAATTTTGAGCTTTGGCAATGCTGGCGCTTCGCCCTCAACCGGCTTTTCGGCTTCGATCGTCAGTGAACCCGAATTGTCGAAATACATGCGGTTCATACTTCGGCGTTCTCCATCGGATCGGTCTGCCCTTCCTGTTGAGCTGGATCGCTAGAAGGATCGGCGTTTTGATTTTGGTTTTGGCCCTGTGGCATTGCCTGAGCCATGTTGATGCCAAGTTCCTTCATCAACGCAAGTTCGCGGGCTCGCTGGCGTAGTTCCGTCTCCCAGTCCAAACCACGTCGAGCGTATTCGCGTTGAAGCGTAGTTGTATGGTTTGCAAGTTCCGTTTGCTGTCCGGTCGCTTCCTTGCTGCGGTCGACGTGTTCAGGTTCTCGCCATCGCCAATTGGGAACCCAATCATTCACGCTTTGACGAAACGCCGTTGGCAAATAGCCTGGAATCAACCATGCCTCGTCTAACCAATCACGATATGCACGATTGCAAAGCTGTCTTTCGCCAAGGTGGTAGCGTTCGCTCGATCGAGCTTGCCAAAAGCCTTGGAGATCCAATCGGCCCGAAGCGTAGTTGTATTTGCTGGCGTCCAGAGCCAATACGACCGGCATATCGACGCAACGAGCGGCCTCGCGAACGCAAGCGGTAATAAACGCTTCGTATTGTGCGTTGGGGTGCTCGGCCTGAAATTGCGTCATCTTGTACGTATTAGGCAACGTCATCAAAGCCGAACGTGCAATCTGGATTTCCTCGAACGGGGTCGCGTAAACGTCCTCGTCGCTGTCCGGCGGCGCGTCGGTGTAAAGGATACCGGCGGGATTTGCGGCGGCTTCTGCGGCTCCCAACGTTGCCAAAACAAATCGACGCATATTTGCAAAAATTGGTAAAGCTGGCGTGAGCCATGGAACCCCGCGCAATTGTCCGGGGCGTTCCGATTTGTAAACGTGGTAGATATCACTGCGGCGTACGCGCTTCGGTGTTGATATTGGCGTGAAGTAGTCGCCGGGATGCTGTTCGTAAATGTAGTATCCTTGAACGTCGCCATTCTCATCGACAATCACTCCGCTATCATCGCTGTTAAGCGTCAGCGCTTGCGATTCGCAATAGTCGGCCTCAATGGGTTGAAAGTTAAGCGTTACGGGCGATTGCCAAAGCGGGTTACGATTGGTGTCGACCGAGTAACGACGTAGGAATCCCTCGCCGTCGCTGGCAACGGCATGAAAGCACGTATGCAACTTGGTAGGCATTCCCGCTTCATCCCACCAATCCCAAAACAATCGCGACACCAAACGAGCAACGCGGCTTGCTTCGCTGCGGGCCATATCTTCGCCGACATAATCGAGCCCGAATTCCGGGCCGCTGCCAATGGTGTAACCAACCAGGGTTGAGACAATGCCCTTTGCGTAGCAATTGTTTGCGATTTCATAACGGCTTCGATTGCGAAGCGTCAAACGAACTTGGCTGGTGATCGCAGCTCGTGGGCTTAAACTGTCCGCCGCTGCCCAATGTTGTTTATTGGTCGGCGTGGTTTGGGCGGAGTCGTAGCGTCCCCGAACGGTTCCGCGAACTGAATGTCGCGGTGCTTTAGTTTTAGCTGGAAAGAACCGAGAGAGGATTCCCATTATCCATCTGCTCCCGGCGGTACGATTTGCGAAAAGCGAATTCCTCGCGATCGCGTGCGTGCGGCCCGCTTCGATGATAGGTAGCGGTCAGCGGCTATCAGGTCAGCAATAGGTCGCTGGGTGACAGTGACACCGTCCACGCTCGCGGACACTGGCTTTTCGGCGGCGGTTTCGATAGTCGATTCCAATTCGCTTTCGGCCATGATGGGCGATCCTCTCGCGTGTCGTTAGATGTCCTAGGGCTTTCACACGCAATCATCGCACGCACGCGACAAGTTTCAACTATTCAAACGGCAATTGCTGTTGATTGGTTCCAGTATTGGAACGATCATCTTTTGGAACGGGTCGAGGTAACTCGCGGTCGATGGTTTCAAACGTTTGAACACGCGTGCCGCAATGGCGACAAATACGAACGCGGCGAACGCGTTTTTCCTCGCGGCGGGTGTAGTAGGCTCGCAGGTCCGCGCAATTGCAGTTTGGACAGTGCATCCCGTCGTCTGCGGCGTAGGGATCTTCGGTCATTGGCCAGATCTCCGCTTCGATTGCATTTCTGCAAATGACACGCGGCGAGCTTTTGGCTTTGGTGCATGGCCCGGAACCTCGGCGCCGAGGAAGCTGGCCGCGACGCAACACCCCACCAGGCCGTCCCAAATGTCGTTGTCTCGCCCCGGCTTGAGCTTCCAGTCTCGAAACTTTCGCCCCTGCGATTCCACGTCAATCGCATATTCGGACGTGCAATGGTCGATGATCAACGCATGATCTTGATGATTTGATCCAAAAAAGCCGATTCCCATTGTGTCGGGATCGGTTTGAAGCCGGGAAGCTGCAATCGTTTTCCAGTGGTTGACGTCATTGATAAAATGCCGCTGCCGTTTCTTGCCGAGCTGGAGACGCCACCCAGGCCCGGCTTTGTCGCCCGGCTCCCGTTTCCATTGGTCAATCGGTGCCGTTGTAGCTCCGAAGTATTTACCGTGCGCGGGCACCACCTTTCCCCCGCCAACCGTACGGGCCAACTGGTAAACGATCTCCGTCGATACGTGGTAGTTGGCGTCGATCATGATCAGATCGAGCCCTACATCGCCTTTGGTTTGCGTGGCGTACGATTTTTCTAGGAGCTTTACGGCCAGATCCTGCAAGCCTATTTGCATGGCATGTTCCGCGGTGGCCGCGTTGTAGGCCGCTTGCAACGTAATTCGGGAATCGGACTTCGTAAAATACTTCCGCCCCTGCGACGGCCATGCGTCGTAGCCCAGTACGGCTCCTCGAAGCTGGCGATTAAACGCCATGACGATATAGAAAAGCATCGTCGCTTGCACGTCCACAAACGACACCACAAAATCGGCCCAGTCCGGCACGATCCATTGCGGTACGTGCGTCAGTTGCTCGCGTAGCTTGATGGGATTGAGCGAAATCGTTCCTTCTATTTCCTTGCTTTTTGGGCGGTTCTGATACTCCGAAAGAAAGGCCGCTTCGTTCTTAGCCCACAAATCCATCGCGTATTGAATGCCGCTAGCCTGCCACGGCTCAAAACGCGCGGGCCAACTCATGATGCAATCTTCATCTGCAACATCGCGTTCCTCAACATACATCGCGGTAAGAGCGTCCAAAGGTTGTTCGTTGCGGGATAGCTCGGCTCGCTTGTCGCGATACTTGTACCACCATTCCATGTTTTTAGGCATCTTCGGTACAAGCGAGCATATATCCCCGATCCATTCGGGCGAGCGTTCGCGATCGAGCAAACGAGACGCGGTATCGTTTTCATAGATCACGGTAACCGCCGCAAACCCGGCGATTTGCTTTCCAGGTCCAGCTAAACCGAGAATCGCGGCTTTGATAACGCTTTCGCGGAAGTCGTTGCCGGGTGCACTTTTCGCGCTCTTCTCGGTTTGCGGGTCATCGATCAAAACCAAATCGGGTCGAATCGTTTCCCCGCTTGGCAACTTGTCTTGCAAACCGCGAATCGCTCCGGTGATGCCGCGAGTGTAAAGCCGGGCTCCGCTACTTGGCGAAAGCGGTATCGTGGGAAACGCTAACTCTTCGGCGCTCCACTTAATGCGAGTCGGTTTTTTCTTGTAGGTTTGGCCCGCTGTGCGATTGACAATTCCTTCTAGCTTTTGAATCGGATAACACGCTTCGGGAAAGTCGGCTTGCAAAAGCGTATTGGTTTCGATCGAGGTTTTAATCGAGTTACAATTGCGTTTGCTGTCCGCTTTGGTGGCTCCAATCAAAACCACAAACCGCCGATACCCGTGGAGGATCGCCCACTCTGCCGCTACTAATTCGATCGCCGTTTTGCCGGAACCGCGAGCCATAGCCAACGCGAACAAGCCGCCATGCTTAATGACTTCTTCGAGTTTGCTGATTGCTCGAATATGATCGGGCGACCATTCCAGATTAAACGTTTCGTGATGATAGATTTCGCAGTGAGCTAGAAGCGAATGTTTGCAACGTTCACGCCGAGCGGGATCGGCGACCGCGGGAATGTCGCCGATATCGCGCGACGATGCCGACTTTTCACGCTCGCGTTCGCCTGCTCGTTCCTTGTGGCGTTCGTATCGCGATTGGTCGTCGTCTTCAAAAAACTCATCTGGAAAACCTAGTTGATTCAATTTAGGCTCCGCCTAACGGTATGGGCCTTTAGCAAACTCACACGCCATTGCCAAAGCAATCAAAAAAGGTGCCGCCATCACTGCCAACATGATTGAGACAAAAACAAACGCGCAAAACATCTCGACAAGCAACGCTTTTTTTATCCGCATGGTGGTGTCATTAACTCCACAAGGGCTCCCAGCCAACTTTGTGCAGCCTCTGAACTCGTCAACGTTTCGCCTCCGCGCCGCATGTACGTCTCAACTACCTCATTGCAAATTTCTGCTCGAAACTCTTTTGAACAATCGGAAACATACAGCCAATATTCCATATCGCCGCACTGGTCATCAAGTAAACAAACAAGAGGGTCAAGAGTCTGCGAAACTTCCGCTGCTTCAAAGATAGCTCGATCAATTCGGTTCTTTACGGAGTTTACGACTGCAATTGAATTTGCATCCATTTTCCCCATTTCAATTTGCAATTGCCGAGTCATATCGCCGGTGAATGCTTCGTGGGCATCGTGCAGTAACGCCTGCAATTGCGCGACCTCGTCACCTCCTCTGCGTTCGACTGCTTCCCATAAACGCAAACTATGCTCCGCCACGCTGAAGAATGGTTTAGTCTGCCCACCAAACCGGCATATCTGCGACAGCCCATGAGCAATAACCGCAAAGTCGACGTCTTCAGCTTTAGGGTTAGCAATGTTAAACTTTCCACGAAATGAAACGGCGGTCATACGCAAACTTCCTTTTTGGTTTTCCGCTCGACGGCTTCGGCCTCTTGCGGTGTTAAGAATTCGCCAAAACCTTTTCGGCTCAAAACCATACATCGCGAAGCG